TGGACGAGGCTTTACTCAATCTCGACGGCATGGGCAACCCAGGACGCGACTCTACCGCCTATACCATCTGTGACGTGGACTTGTCCGAACTACAGACCCTGCAAGCCCCAATCTATCGCGCGGTAAAGCGCGACTCTTGGCAGGGACAATCACACATTGCCGCGTATGGGAAATTCTGCCAGATCATCGACCTTTGGAACCCCATGTATATCATCATCGACGCAACGGGCGTCGGCGAGGGACTTTGGGCGATGCTCGCTAAGAAGTACGGCGCGCGCGTTCTGCCTGTGAAGTTCACACAACAGACGAAATCGGAAATGGGCTGGGGATACCTCGCCATCATCGAAACGGGACGCTTCCGCGATTGTTGCCCCACCGAGGAAGTGCGCGCGCAATACGACAAATGCCAGAGCGAAATCCTCCCCGGTCCCGCCAAAACGATGCGTTGGGGAGTCAAGGACGGCACACGCGGAGCGGACGGCTTACTTATCCACGATGATCATATCCTCGCGGATGCAATGGCTGCCGAACTCGACAAACTGCCGTGGATTATCTCCTCCCCCTCCCTTTCAACCGAAGCCCGCGACCCGCTCGCGGACATGGACAGGAATTACTAATGCCATCCAAAGCCGGACTCAAACGCACGATCAAACTACGCCAACCCGACGCGCAAGGGCGAGAATTTGTGCGCGTCTCACCACAAAACAAAACGAATTGGGCGTCTTGCAACTTGTTCAGACCAAGTGCGCCGATTTTAGAACCAGGAACACCTGTTCAAAACACCTATGGACCAAGCCGAACGTCTATACCTACAGGTGGCGGAGATCCAACTAAATTCCTACTTGCATTTTTTTTGGCAGTTTTCGCAGTACCCGCCGCAAGTTTTGCATTTGCAAGTCTCGCCGCATCAGCAGCGAGCGGTGGAGAAGTAGTGCTAGTAACGATCTACGGAAAAGCAGGTGAATTCTTAGGCTTCAAATGGGTATCAACCGCCATCGTAAAAGGATTTCTAACAGTGGCGCAATCAACTCAAATACTTCAAGGAACAGCTTTATATCTAACTGCCGCCGGTTTTCTTTCAAACAGTATAAATACCGTCGAGCAGGTCAATTTCAACAAGCCATGCGACTCCGTAGGTCAAGGAAAATTCTAAATGCCAACCAAAAAGAAACCAACCATCAAGCAATTACAAGGCGAAGTCGCCGCGCTGAATGACGCGCTTTCTCTCGCCCTAGGCGCGTCGCCTGAAACAGACCACAACTTTTTCACCGGCGGAATGTCGAGCGCATACACCGACCGCTCCGAATGGGACCGCCGGAAAGTCTTCTCTGAAGCCTTACGCGCGTGGCGGGTCAATCCCACCGCCCGCCGTATCGTGCGCCTCAATCGTTCTTTTGTCCACGGCAAAGGTATCACGATCAAAAGCGACGACCCGAACACAGAAACCATTCTCCAAGCATGGTGGAACCACCGACTCAACAAGCTAAAGGTCAATACGAAGCGCTGGAAAGACGAAGACACGCGCACCGGTAATCTATTCCTACTTTGCACCGTCGGCGCGGACACAATGCTCTACGTTCGCGCCATTGGCTCAGAAATGATCGAGGAAATCATTACCGAAAAACACGACATCGAGCAGGAAATCGGATACAAGGTCGCGACCGGCGCAGATATTGAAGCCACGACCTACCCCTCTTACGAACACCGAGGCGAGAAAAATAAATTCATCGTGCATTACGCCAGTAATCGCCCTGTCGGTAGCTCATGGGGCGAGGCGGACATCTCGCCCATGTTGCCATGGATCGGGCGTTATTCGTCCTGGCTTGAAGACCGCGTGCGCTTGAACCGTTTCCGCAACGCCTTTATGTATATCGTGATGATGACCGGCGCGGACGTGACGCCTGAAAAGAAACGCGCACGCCAAGCCGAACTCAACAGCAAGCCGCCCACACCTGGCACAGTCTTAGTAACCGACCCCACCGAGCAATGGGGCATTATGTCCGCAAACTTGGACTCTTTCGATGCAAGCATGGACGGAACGGCAATCAAAAAGCACATCATGGACGGCGCAGGTCAGCCGATGCACTGGCACGCCGAGGGCGAGAGCAGCATCAGCACCACCGCCGAAGCCGCAGGAACGCCCACCTTCCGCACGTTGGAAGAACAGCAAGACGAGTTCTTTGAGTGGATGATCGACCTCGCCTATATCGCGCTTGAAATAGCGGGCAAGGCACTACCAAAGGATAAGAAAATCTGGATTGAGGGACCCGACATCACCGAGCGGGATAACGCTTCGCTTGCGCTTGCGTTCGCGCGCACGTATCCAATGCTCTCCGACCTGTACGACCGCGAAGGCATCGACTCCAAAGAGTTCTTACGCCTCGCCTATAAGATGCTCGCGGAAACCCACGACGACAAAGTACCGGAGATCAAACGCAAGCCATTGGTAAAGCAAGACACCAGCGCCGAGATAAGACCACCAGCCGATGATCAGACCGACCCAGGCGACCCGAAGGAAAGTGCAGAGTAGTGCCGTCGGCACACTCCGCGCGAGTACGCGCGTCGTTATAAACAAGATCAAAACCGAAAGGACTCAACCCATGAAAAAGATTTTCCCAGCACTTTTCTCTCTAGCCATCACGTCAAAGCCAGAACTTCCGCCAAAAGCAGAAACGCTCGCAGCCATCGAAAGCGGGTCACTCGAATACATCGACTTTCCCGCAACTGTTTTCAAAAACGGACCATTGCGCAACCCCTTCAAATTTCGAGCGCAAGACCTTGACGCCTTCGCCAAATCTTTTGAAGGCTTGCCATTCCTTCGCAACCACGACACTAGCGACATCGAAGCGCGCGACGGAACAATCATTACATCGCAAATGAAAGGCAGTGTGATGGAGCAAACCATTCGACTTACTACGCGTAAAGGCATGACCGCGTTCGTCGAGGGACAGATCGACCGATTTTCAATCGGATGGTATTCAAACACTGTTCTTTGCTCTATCTGCAATACCCACTGGCTTGAATGCTCGCATATCCCTGGGCATAAATATAAAACCGCAGACGGAGATAAGCAATGCCTTCTCGTCATGGTCGAGCCTGAAGGTAAAGAAACTTCAGCAGTCAACACCCCAGCGTCAGAGGGAACAGGCTTGCTTACAGCCTTGCAAGAATACAAACTTGAAATCAACGGCAGTAATGCCGAAGATCGACGCGCCTCGCGCGTTCAATCCATTACGAGACAAGGAGGTCTCACCATGAAAGGCAAGAAAAAGAAATTCACCGCCGAGATCCCGAACGCCGAAGGTCAACTCGAAACCGTTGAACTCGAAGGCGTGGAGGTCTCCCCATCCCCCATCGAGGAGCGGCTTCAACAGAACGTCGAAGCCACCGCCGCCCTCTTGGGTGAAACCCAACGCCAGCAGGAACTGGACGAGCAGTTACGGATAAGCGAGCAGACGAATATCTCCATGTGCGAACATTTGCTCACCGCCGGACTGTCCAACTCGCGCCTGCCTGCCCCGACTCAAGAGCGTATCCGCAAGCAGTACGCGGGTAAGGTCTTTGAGGCGAAAGAACTCAGCGCCACCATCGAGGAAGCCCGCAAGGAACTCGCCGCCGTGATGGACGCGCAGAACATCGCGGGACCCGGACGCACCAGCATTACCGGCATGTACGACGTGAAAGAAGATTTCGCGCTGGCTATGGCGGATTTGTTCGGCGTCGAACGCGAAGAAAAGGACAAGAGCCGCAAGGTTCACGCGCTTCAAGGCTTGCGCGACGCCTATCTCAAAGCGACCGGCGACCAGTATTTCACCGGCGGGTATCACCCCGAATTTGCGCTCGTAAGTGCCAACTTCCCCGGCATCGTCGCCAATGTTCAAAACAAAATCCTCAATCAAGCCTGGGATGATTTCGATGAAGCCTACGGCTGGTGGAAGAACATCGTCACGATCAAGAAACAGAAAGACTTGAAGACCGTCACTTGGGTTCGCACCGGCACAATCGCGACCCTGCCCTCCGTGGCGGAACGTGGCGAATACACCGAACTCGGCATCGGCGACATCAAGGAAACCTCCGATTTCACCAAGTACGGCGGATACGTCCCCCTGACGTTGGAGAGCGTGATCAATGACGACCTCGACGCCTTCATGCAAATGCCGCGTGAATTGGCGATGGCTGGCATGCGTCTGATCTCTGAACTCGTCGCCGCCATCTTTACCGCCAATTCTGGCGCGGGTCCAACCATGACCGACACCGGCGCGTTGTTCAATGCCACCGCGCAGACCACTAAAGGCGGGCATATCAATTTGCTCACCACCGCACTTGGAACCGACTACACCGCGTGGAATGCCGTCGCCACTGCGATGTACAAGAAAAAGCTGCTCGTCAAGAACGACACTGGCTACTACGGCACAGGCAAACCGCAGGCATTGAAACCCTCGTTCTGCCTCGTCCCGCCCGACCTGATCGCACAAGCCGAAGCCCTGTTCGTCCCCCGTTGGGAAGCACAGGCGCAGAACGTCCCCGCAACCGCCTCGGTTCGTTGGGGCGGGCGTGTCACGCCGTTGGCTGTCCCTGAATGGACGGACGCGAACGATTGGGCAGCGGTCATTGACCCGAAACTCCGCCCTGGCATCATGCTTGGGCATGTCTTCGGTATCAAGCCGCAGATTTTCTCGGCATCCTCCGAGATCGACCCCGCCATGTTCGCCAACGACGAAAGCCGCCTAAAGGTCCGTCAGTTCGTGACCGTAGGCGTGGTGGACGACCTGCCGCTCCACAAGAACAACGTCGCCTAATCAATATCAATCGTATTCACCCGCGCGGGCAACCGTCCGCGCGGGACTTTAG